GCCAGCATAGAACTGCATCACCTCCTCTGGTGTCATGTTGGGGTCTGGATCGTCCAACTGACGATTACCATGCTTGAACTGTCTCTTTACTCCTTGAATCTGTAGTGCCATATCTTACTCCTCCTCGTTTTCGTTATCATTATCATCATCATTCTCGTCATCGTCTGACAGTTCCATTGCATCCGCAAAGGCGGCAGCGGTAGCGTCTTCTGTCACGTCCTTTCCGTCGGACTTGTCTGGCTCAGGACCGAACATCGAACCCTCACCGCTTGCCTGAATAATCTCCTTGCGGACGGTATCGACCAGTTTCTTGTCTGCATCGGGAACGGCTGAAGCCTTGTCGAGAATGGCTTTCGCATCCTTGAACTTGTGTTCATCCTTGTTCTTACGTGCAAGGGCAATCAGCTCGTCGAACTGCTTCTTGTTCTTGGCTTTCTGGTCTTTCTCCTTCTTAGCCATTTCAGAAGCCTTGCGGGCGGTCTCTACGGACTCCTCGAACTCCTTGATGTTAGTCACTAAGCCCTGGGCCTTTCCGACGGACTGAAGGGCATTTACGAAGCCTTCCTCAAACTCCTCCGGCGTGCCGTTTGCCACGATGGGAACAATGTTATCAACTGCCTTGTCCTTGACACCTCGGGTATCGGACAAGAGACTCATGGCCAGATTCTGGCCGTTCTTACGGATTGTCAACGTAATCTGCTGACCATCCTGCAGCACTGCTGCTACTTCCTTGAAAAATTCCATAATTCTATTGCTCTTAAAAAAACTTGTTTCTTAATGATTCGGGATTTTACTTTCCCAGTGCCGAATAGTTCATCAACCATGTTGCAGCTGTCTGCTGGCTCTCTCCGGTCTCTGTGACTATCTTCTCCAGTGTGCTCAGAAACGGCTCGTTCTGAGCACGTGCGGAGTCGATTATCTTCCGCACGTTCTCAGGGGTTGCCATCTTACTTCTGATAGTTGGTTACACTCTCGGCAGACACCAGACGGGTAATACCTCTACGGCTGATGTAATACTTCTCCAGTGCTCGCTTGATACGGATAACCTGTATCTGGCAATACTCCTCTCCGACAGGGAATCCGTCTTCCGACTTGTCGAAATATCCGAGAGTACGGAACGACTTCAATCCTGCGGCCTTGGCTGCTGCACTGCCGTCATCATACTTGTCATAGCCAGTACCATCTTCCTTGACGAACATTCGGGTCGAGCGGACAGTCAAGGTGTCGCTGTCCTGCTTGAAGTACTCCCGAACGATGCAGAACTGGTTCAGAATCGGATCGTTGCTGGCAATCAGTTCCTCAATGAACTGCTGAACGAACGTTCCGTCGGTCGATACGTTGAACTTGAACGGCTCCGGCTGCTCAGCCACTTCCTTAACTTCGGGTTCCTGGGCCTCCGGCTGTTCCTCTACTGGCTGCTCTGAATCGGGTGCTGGCTCGACGAGTTCCAGGTCTTCCTCCTTTTCAACCCGGACGGTGCCCTGATACTGCTTGTTCAGGGAAGCCTTCAAAGCAGATACACTACGCTTACCTTTCAGTTCCTCCAGCTGCTTGAAAAGCTCCTCGGACTTGATGGTTGCTGACTCGAAGTTCTCACTCTCGAAAATGCTCTTAATCTGAGCCTTAATCTCTTTCTCTTTCATTGCTCTTAATTCTTTAAATTGTTTCTTAATGTTTTATTGTTTACACTTGTAAAGGTAGTGATTTTTACCGATATGGGCAAGGAAAACACTCTTAATTTTGTTAACCAGACTTAACTGGCGAAGAGTTTAACCTTTCCTAACTTTTGGCGATCAGTACATCTTCTGGACGAACAGCTTGGTGTTCCAGTCATTGATATACGTGAAATACTTCTCACGGGGCTCACAGACAAGATTGACCTTGGTCTTCTTGTTATCAAACCACTGGTCTGCTTCTTCCTGAGTCTTGAACTTCTTGGTTTCCTTTCTCAGTGACTTCTCGTTGATAATGATGATTCTTACCATTGCTCTTACTTTTTTAATGTTCCTTAATGTTTTATTTATGGTGTAAAGGTAGTGAAAAAGCGTGATATACGCAAGGTTTTCGGCGAAAAAATACTTAAAAAGTGTTCAGCGACCGATTATTTAACCTTGCCTAACTTTTGCGGCGTATCTACGCTTCCAGCCAGTAGTCACGGTACTTCATTGCTGCCTCGTAGGTAATCCCATAGTCACGTGCGACTTCAACGACCTGCTCTTTTGGTGCATTCTTTTTCAAGATATTCCATACACAACCTGCACGGTGCTTTATCTCCGTCTCTTTTGAGATGGTGAACTCTGAGTGCATCTTTGTCGTCAGTTCCTCTTTCATGCTGCAAATATACAAATAAAATCTCACATACTAATATAATCATGCAAATATTTCATCTGAGTGACATTGCTCAGGTCAAACTCACCATACCATGACGATTCCAGTAGCATTCTTTTTCCGTAACTTTTATAGGCCAGATTTTGCATAGGCACAAGGTCTCCACAACTATCAACGTACTTCATTGCGTCATTGAACTCTTCTACCGTTATCTTTTCCATTGACAGTGCATTCTTTATGCTTGACTTCACAAATCTCTTTTCTCCCAAGCATCCATATTTCGCCCAGCAATAGCCTCCGACATCTATGTTGGCATGAAGATAGACTTTTTTGATACCACATTTCTCATACTGCTCAAAAAGGTCTCTGAATAGACGCTTGCTGATTCCATGACCCTGTTCCTTCTTCGGGAGAGTGAACAGCTTATGGTAAACAACAGGAATCTCTTCGCCGTCTTTAAACTTCTTACGTCCAAAGTTCCTTTCAAGTTCAATACGATTTTCAGCTTCTCCCTCTGTACAATATCTCAGTGTTATTTGACCTGGAGTTTTCGATATTTCCTTGACATTTATCCTATATCCCAACTCGTCACAGATGCTTTCAAACTTTTTATCAAATTGAAGCACATTGAAACCGGACATAGCACTCTCATTATACACATCAGACTCCACGATACTCTTAAATCCACGAGTAATCAATTCATTCCTGGTTTCCTGTGTCATTTCGAACGGCTTCAGGCTGTTCTTTGCCTCAGTAACCAGCGATCTGTTATCACGGAGCCAGTAGGGGAGCGTTCCCTTCTTTTCCTGCTGTACTATGGTATCGGCATTGTCGGCGAGCCAGTTCTTCATCTGTTCGGGGATTTCTGTTACTTCAACTTCACTATGGCCGTCTTCGTCAGCCCAGAAATCATCCTCGTCCATCAAGACAGGAACGACGTAGCACATATCATTCGGGTGCCAGCCGGTCCACTTGATAGTCTTCGGGTATCTTCCAGCAAGCATATCACAGATATCGCCCTTCGGCATTCGTGCATGATGGCTCTTGCTCAGTTTTATGTCGAAGGCGATAACGAAGTCCATCTGCTGCCAGCGGGTCCACTCAGCGGTTCTGTATGCCATGTTTATCTCGGAACGTGCGAGACGCATGGAACGGTATTCACAATCCTCACACTCCACCGCCTTGCCGTATTTCTCCTTATAGTCATCCTTCAGCCTGTCGAAGTCAAGCAGGTACTTACTGAGCCTCTTACTGAGCGTGACCGCGCTTGTACCTTTCTCCAGTGCCGACGATATGGCATATTCCATTTCTGTCTTGTAGTTCTCCGACTGATCCCAAATCGTCTGTGACAGGTTCATTCCATGGCCGATAATTCTCTGCTGGAAGGCTTTCAAAGCGTCATTGTTCGGCTGATAGTAAACACGGTGCTTCTTACCTCCAGCCCTTGAACCGTAGAACTTCAGCGCCTTGTCTGCCAACAAATCCTGAACGATGTTACTCTGCTTCCACTCCTCACTTGTACCACTATGGATGATTGCAGACATATCGGCAACGAATTTCTTCTGCAACTGATCTATGGAATACCTGGTACTCGGATAATCGGCAAAGCGGAACGGCTTATCGCCCAAGGCAAACCCTGTACCCTCGGCTATCTTCGACGCTTCAAGGTTGTAAGTATCATAGACTGACTGCACCATCAGAACATATCTGTTCAGACGTGCATTCAGGGCCGTGTACTTACCCTTCTGATTGATTCCCTTCGGTGCTGACATTCGTTTTCGGTGTATAGTGTGTGGAACAGGCTCTTTGCGACAATAGAACACAGAACTTACCGTCTGTGTAGTGCGGACACCGGCCCATCGTCGGCTGTCTTTTATGAACATCCAAAGTGTGGAAAGCGGTTACTTCGACCACGTTTCCACACTCTCGGCATGTCTTACCCTCCCATGGCTTAGGCTCCTGCTTCGGAGGTGTCTGTCTCTTTATGCTCCTTCGAACTGGGGACATAGATATTCAGATAACCGCTGATGACCGTATTAAACTTCTCGTCACCCTGTCCGCTTTCGACCTTGAATTCAATGATACCGTCTTCGACAATCTTCTTGAAGATACCAAGACGGATATCGCCCTTGACCTTTTCAATGGCTGCTTTTCTTGCTCCACGGAACGACTTGATTTCGGGGTGTTCCTTACGGTAGTTACGGACTTCCTTCTTCGACAGCAGGAAACGGTTTCCAAGTCTCAGAGCATCATAGCCCTCGACTTCCTGAAGCCTTACCTCCGACTCTACAGGACTCAGCCTCTTAGCCAGTCCTATCAGTAACAATGCTAATTTCTTTCTCATAACTTATGCTTTTATACTGCTCCCTCATTGAAGAGCGAGCTTAACGTTGACTTGTTCTCCTCAGCAGTTTCCTTCTGAATCTGCTCCAGCGTACCTGCCGGGTCTTTCGACTTACCGTAACGCTGAATGGACTCAAGATGGCTCTCGATAGGCTTACCGCCATTGGCTTTCAGACGCTTCTCTATCTCCTGCATTTCGTCTTTCGGGATATACGGCGTAATAATATGCTTGATACGGACGTTATCGACCTCTTTCTTCCACTCTTTATCTTTCGTCATAATCTTCAGGAACGCCTTGATGACATTTCCCTCACGGCGGTAAGCCTGCAGCAGAGGCTTCGACTCCTGACCAATCTTCAGGAACACGTCTATGAATATCGTCATTCGTGCATCGTAGCCGATTGACTGCAGTTTTATCATGTTCTCGACGCTGATGTCGGCCATCTGGTTTATCTGCCAGAAGAACGACAGGCTCCTATCGATGTGGTTCTTATTGGCATCGTTCGACTGATCCCAAGAAACATACTGAACGTCACCAGTATTCTCAACACGGAAAATACGGCGGCTCTCTCCCTTGTCTTCATCACCCTCCAACTGACCAGCGATTTTCAGGATAGGTGTGGCGTTCCACGCAATAACATCGCTGTCCCTGGAATGCGTGTACTCGACATCTTCACGAAGCTCACACGACCCCTGTTTGTAAGCCTTGCGCTTGCGCCATGCGTACACTCCAGGTATTTTCATGATGATAACCTCGTCACCATACGTCACGTTACCTTCAGCATCCTCGTACAGAATGACAGGCTCCCAGTCGTTTTCATCCTTAACCCACTTGTATTTCCTGTCTTTGGTGTACGTCTCGAAGAACTGGAACTCATGGTCACCGACAGTCTTCTTGTAGTAGAACGACATAGCAATCAAGTCATCCATTTCATCCATCAGCGGATAAAGCGTCACCTCGTCTTCCATTGGCGAATACACCTTGCATTTCAGCTTGTAGTCGGACTCGAAGCCGTAAAGGGTATTCTTCTTCTTGACGGCATACCAGAGCGTAAACATTTCACAGGCAGCGAAATAGGCGAGACCTCTATCCATGTTCACCGTGTCGATATCGGCTTCCTCATAGATACGTTCTATAGCAGTTGCGATCTTCTGCCTTACCTCGTTATCCTCGATGTTCTGGTATTCGCGCTTTACGGGGATAGTGTGCATGAACTGGTTCAGACGGTTTATCATCAGTTCCTCGAGCCCGATAGGAATCTGAGCTGCCTCGTCAACCGTACCGTCATCATGAATGACATCGGTACGGCCTGAGTCATCACCTGCAATCTTGTGGAGATTGGCGTAAAGCTCCTTCTTTAACTCCTCCCAGTCCGGAGGGGTCGTAGATTTCTTCATTAGGTCATCGACAATCGCATTATTGCCACGTGACCAGTCGAGTATCTTATCAAGTTCGTCCATCGATGTAATTGTTATAACGCTGCAAATATAGCAAAAAAACTCCGAAACTATTTGAAAAACAAAGCGATTTAACACTTTATAAGACAATAGCTTCGGAGCCACATTAAAGAAACACTTGTTTGTAACAAGCAATGAAACGCCTCACGGCGGATATCTAAAACAAAACATTTTTCCCATATCTCGCATAGCGGGAACCGTCGTATAGTGGGGTAGGATTCATTAGCTACACGCTAACTACGTCACCCTTTGAAATTCTCAAATACCCAGTATAACAGCTTTTCACGGTTGCTCTTATCCAACTCCAGCATAAAACGATTCATATCATGATTGTACTTCTCGAAGTTCCGCTTCAGGTGCTCATGGAACATTTTATCGCTGTCTTTCCAAACAGCCTCTATCCAGTTTGGCGGATAGTTGAACGTGAACAGCGTCCAGTTCCTGGCATTCTTGGCGTACTGATCTCTCGTCACCATACGCTTTACATCCATGCTGTACGTATCGATGACCTCATGCACCGGCTTGTCACCTCTCAACTTCTCCTGCATCTGTGCACCATACACTGGGAACAACTCTACGGCCTTCTCAAAGATGAACTTCATCTGCGGATATCGGCTCATGTTCATGATGACCAATGCCATCAGCGTATGAAGGTCGCCACTCATTATCCCACGATCATTCTTATCTGCGAAGAACATGACACTGACGTCCTCGCCTTTCAGCTTCTCCAGGTCCTCGTGGATGTCATACAGCAGCTCTCTAATCTCTTTGTCTGACATATTCTATCCTCCTATACTTTTTTGAAATACACTAAATGGTCTTTCTTCTCAAACAGGTTGCACGGATATTCGCAACCACTTTTCTCGCATATCGCTTTAAGTTCGCACTTACCGCAATTATCAACAGGCACCAAACCTGTATTCAGGCATGAAACAGCCTTATACAACACTCCGTTCTTTATTATTCCGTTCGTCATAACTCACAGTCTGTAGATGTAACAATACTTGGCATGGCCATACTGGACGGCACTGCCATATTCGATAATCGTATTCGGCTTCTCGTCAGTGTGAAGACGGTTGTCATAGACAATCATCGCAGCACCTTTCAGCTTCAGGTGACCTTTCACAACTCTGGCACCAGCATTGATACAAGTCCGACAAAAATCAGCCTTTGTCTCAAACTGCTCCATCTTCTCTACGATCTTGATGTTTCTGTCAGCCCACGTAAGGGCTTTCGCTAACTCTAACTTTGTCATAGCTCCAATAACTCTTTCCATTCTGCATACGTATATAGTCCATATCTCTTACGTGCTTCCTCACGCTCGATACCGAATTTAGTGCAAGCTAAACTCAGCAGCTCTGCGTAGTGGCCAGTGGTAGGCAAAACCCTGACTTTGCAATTCAGGAACCTCTCTAACGACTTATTCATATCACTTAGCCTTTAACTCAGCGACGGCCTCCGTGAAGCACTGGAACGTGCTTAGGTGGTCGATCACCTCCTGTTTCTTTCTAAATTCATATTTCATGTTAGAGAATCTGGCACCGACAAAGACTCCGTTTTCCTTACGGTATGTCTCAGCGGTCCAGTGGGAACCGATGTACTTTGTCACTCCGTTGACAAATTTACTGATTGCCCTTCGTGTGGCCACAAATCGGAAAACACCGTCATTGCTGTCAACCGATATACACTTGCCGTCGCCTCTAAACACTCTGCTCATACCTCAATATCTTTGAAACTGAAATTACTACCAGTGCTTGAGAGGACGTGCGTCGTGTACTTCTTCAAATCATCCATGGCCAACCTGTCCTGCTCGCAATCCTCATAAGTCATAACAGAGTCATAACAACCGGCATCGCTGGGCTCAAACTCTTCCCTGAGTCGTTTGTTAAAGTTCATCTTCCTGACGACCAGGAACGAACCATCTGTAACCAATCGAATCTTCTTCATCGTTCAACGTATTTATGTGGGTACATCTTCATTATCTCTTCCATCTGCTCTGCTGCTGTCATGGCTTGCCAATCCGGTCTGAGATACACATAACCGCTACCGCCAAACAGCATTCCCTTAACCTTTAGCTCGTTAACAAGCGATTCCCAGCCAATACCGAAACGCTTCTCCAAACTATCCCAGGAAACTTTCGCTGTCCCATTATTCTTCCTGCCATTGATAGCACAAAAGATAGCACAACTGCGATATCTGAAATTCATATCCACTCTTTTCATCTTACAGGAATTTAAAGGGAGTACGGAGGGTTTGCTTTAACGTCTGCCTTATCTCCGATTTGCCAAGGGCGACACTCCTTGTTTCAACGTTCCTCCCGTTATTATTCTACACTGCTGGCAGGATATTACGACCCTGCTGAGTTGTATCTGTCGTGCGACTCAAATACTTCTTAACCTCCCACACTACCGAGCTGATAGTCTGGAAATACAATTCAGAGCGTTCAATCTTGACACCGATGCTTTCGATCAGCTTCTGCTGTGTCTTGTTGAGAACGTCGGTTGCTAACTTGCAGCTCTCCTGATAACTCAGACCACCGAAACGATAGACGATATCCCAAAGCTTATCACGGACTGCCAGGTCTTTCTCGACTGCCTTGGCTATCTCCTTAGCTTTGTTGACACGGGTCTGATTCATCTTAACCCACAACTT